AGTATAATTGGTACATTATATTTTTGATCCATCTCAGGGATAAAGTCTACGGTAACATTAAAGTCTGGTGTAAAGAACGGTAAAATCTGTTCTAGAATCTGTGTACCATCTTCAGTGTTGCGAACATAAATTGACAATGAAAACTGAAAGTTATATGGTACAGGAACAAACTGTGTGCTTACTGAATTATTGACATCACTCTTAGCAAAATTACGAATTGTTGAAACTTGTTTACGATTGACATCATATTCCAGACTGTCAAGATTGAATGACATACGTGGAACAATTGTGTTGATTGACTTAATTAAATTAGGATCAGAAGTAATTGCCGTTAAAAATCTTTCTTTTGGTGAAAAAGATAAAGGAACTTTCCATTTTTCTTTTGGAACACCTGCTTGTGTATATCGAACAATCTCTATATCATTAAAGAGTGTACCAAATATAACTACCATTTTACGAATAGTACGATGATAGAACTGAGGATTACCTAACATTACGGTTCTCCAAACGGATTGTGTTCCGTAAAGTCAATGATGCCATCCGAACTTGCCTCAATACGAGCATTGTCAAAGATATCTTCAAAGGCATTGTTCATAGTAGCAGCATCAGAAATAACATTGATTGTCCAGTTTGAATTGCTTGTGTTACCTCTTATTGCTCCTGATATAAAGTCTCCTTGAACACGATATACGTCAATGTATTGACCTGATACATGGTCATGTACTAATGCTTGTGCTGTGGAAAATGCTAAGTTGGCACCCTGATAAACAATCTCTTCATTTATAAAATTACCCGTACCGCCAGCAGAAAAAAACAATCTTGTTTTCGGATAGTAATCTCGTATGACAACATCGATTTCTTTTATACCAGTATCGATAATTTCACTGGAGAATACAAACTGTTTCATTTGCAGTGCATACACATACACATTACCACCACGACCACGACCTAATGTGTAAAACATTGCTTGATTATTTTCACTTTCAACATTAGTAATCTCAAAGAATGCAGTCATCATTGGAACATAAATTAAATCGCCCTCACGTGGACGAGTATAACCATTCACTGTGTAACGGAATCGTAGTCGAGAGACAAGCATTGTTACTTCATCACGAATTTCTAAACCAAACTTAGAGATGAAATCACCTTCACCATCCATACCCGTAACATTCTCAAGGTACATTTCAATCGGATGTGCAGTGCGATATTCTTTGAGTGTATCTTCACCAAACAAATAATCTACTTGATCGCGTGTGGTGCGTGGCATGTAGTAAACATCCATGCCGTAAATTTTCATTGCTTCAATAACCAAGTCCTCAACGAGCAGTTGCTCGGAGGTTATCTGGTTTGCAGGAAAGTTATTGAAGTAAAAATTAGTTGCCACAGTTATCCTGTCAGAATTTCAGATGGCAATGAACCCATCATGTACATTTCTTCTTCCATCTTATCAATCTCTGCTACTGCTTCATCATAGATTACTTGACCATCTAATGTGACACCACCTGGCATTTGAATACCAGAAAACTTTTTGAGATTAGAACCCCACTGACGTTTGATCAATGCACAGGCATACTTCTTTAAAAACCTATCATTCCATACATCTGTAACACCTTCAATTACCGCAGTTGCATTTGTATAAGTCTGTGCTGGATTACCTTCCAACTCTAAAGACGTAGGACTTGAAATTTTTCTTACTTGTTTTTGTTCAGTGCCGATTGTAATGAAGTCAAAATCAACAAGTTCTTGATCGAATTTTGTACCCGTACCAATAACTGTGTTTGAACCTGGCGCACAAGTTAACGTACCTGTCAATGTAATTGTTTCTGGTTCCAATGCACGATAACATTCGATGATAACAAAGTTGCCTGGTTGAACATCGCGTGTCCAATCGATGTCTAAGAATACTTTATTCTGATGACGGTTAAATCTAAATTGTGGAGTACCAGAGAACAATAAGTTCAATGTACGTAAGTGTTGCATTGTAATTTCATATGACACATACGATACTGATGTGAAGTCATATAGATCATGCAAACGTAATTGATAACGGAGGTCAAACATATTGATTGATGCATTAGACAAATCAAATGGCATTACACCAACAACAAACTGCACCGCATCAGGAGCATAAATCCACTGCCGATTAATATCTTCAGCAGTGATAGCATGTTTCATAAACAATTTTTCCGTGCCATCGTAGTGATAGTCACGCCAAAAAGAGAGTGCTTCATCAATACGATCATTTACCTGATCATCATCAACATTGATTTCGATGACAGGAAAGCCTAATTTGCGTAGGCAGTATTCTTTAAATTGTGTTCTTGTTCTTGGTTGTGCCATGATTGTCTATTTATTGTTATGTTTATGCATGTTTCAGTATCAATATTCCCGAACCACCTGAACCACCAGTAACAACGGGACCAACAGGAGCATCACGATTACCACCACCTCCACCACCAGTTCCAGCAGTCCCATTTCCAGGACTAATAAACCGAGGACCAGTGCCAGAACCACCATCACCACCACCACCAATTCCACCAAGAGCAGAAAATGTGGAATCAGTTGAACCGCCCCCGCCGCCGCCGCCAACATATGTTAGTGCTCCTGTTAATATGGTAGATATTCCTACTCCGCCAGCACCACCTCGATTTGATCCACCAGGTGTACCAGCACCACCAGCACCACCACCGCCGCCACCCGACCATTCATTATCAACACCACTACCACCAGGATTTCCTTGACCCGGAGTTCCTCCTGCTGCTGATGTTGGTGAACCACCACCGCCACCACCAGAACCACCAACTTCAGCAGAGTTTCGTGTATAACTAGAACCTCTTCCTCCACCATATGCTGTAAGTGAAGAGAATGTTGAATTTGAACCTCTTGCTGGACCAAGAGTAATTGAAGGTGACTGACCAACTCCACCAGCACCAGCACCAGCACCAATAGTAACAGTGTATGATTGACCTGGCGTTACTGAAAATCCTGTGCCTGTTAAAACTCCACCTGCGCCACCGCCACCACCAACTTGTGTACCACCGCCACCGCCACCAGCAACCAACACATAATCAACTGTAGTGACTCCTGGAGGTGCTGTCCATTGTCCTGATGCTGTGTAGATGTACCTTGTTACGGCAGGTTGAGTTGCTGGTATAGCGACAATCACAATACCAGAACCACCAGCACCAACTGCACCACCAGAACCAGAAGCACCACCACCACCACCTCCAGTATTTGTATTTGCCGAACCAGCAGCAACAGTGCGTGTTGGTCCAGGAGTTTCTATGTATGAACCACCATTACCACCACCATATGGTGTTCCTAACCAAGGTGAACCTGAACCATATGAGGCATAACCTCCACCACCATATCCCATTGAACGGTCAACTTGTGGTATAAGTCCACCACCACCACCACCACCAGCATATGCTACATTAGCACCAGAGATCGTTGAAAAAATTCCTATGCCACCATTACCGCTTCCTGCACTAATTGATCCTACACCAGCACCACCCGCACCTCCACCACCTGCGCCTCTTGCTAAAGATGGATTTGCTGTAGAAGAACCTGTGCCGCCAGAATAACCTTGTCCTGGTGTTCCTGCACCTCCAGAATTACCTGCTGGTGTGCTCGACCATCCACCCGCACCACCACCAGAACCACCAGATCGACCCGAAGTTGCTGCTGCTCCCGAAGGTGCGCCATCTCCACCACCACCTCCACCAATTGCAACTAATGTGCCGAAAACTGAATTTGAACCATTGGAACCTCCTGTAATTCCGGGAGAATAAGGTGAACCTGGACCACCAGCACCTCCTGAACCAATCACAACAGCAATTGCAGAATTTGAACCAACTGGAAATCCTGTTCCCAATAAAACACCACCTGCACCACCACCACCACCTATATTACCACCACCACCGCCACCGCCAGCGATGACTAGATAATCTACTTGTGATACGTTTGCTGGTATAATAAATGAACCTGAATTTGCGAATGAAATAATTGCAGAAGGTGGTGTAACAGTATATCTAATAGCAATGATGCCAGAACCACCTGCACCACCTACATTATCTCTTGAACCACCTCCACCAGAACCTGTATTAAATTGTCCTGCCGTGCCGGAACCAGCCGAAGTGCCCGGACTTGCTCCGATGCCTCCACCACCAATACCACCAGCAGTTAATGGTGCAGTGCCATGACCACCGCCGCCGCCAGCATAGTATGATCCAGTAATAGATGAAAGTAAACCTGCACCGCCAGGTCCAGCAGTCGTTCCTCCAGGAGTTGAACCGCCAACGCCACCTGCACCACCACCACCCGCTGCTCCCCAACCAGATGGTACTGATGAATTTCCTCCAGCAAAACCTTGTCCACCAGATGCAGAACCACCATAACTTAATGGTCCACCAACAGGATTATTTGGCTCTTTATTACCTGCACCACCCCCAGAACCACCAGAGAGTCCATAAGAGTTGTCACCACTAGGACCACCATAACCACCACCACCGCCACCACCAATAGACCAAGGAATTATTATTGAACCTGTACTTGTAGAAAATATACCCGAATTTGTTCCGTTTGCTCCACGACCAGTTGGACCATATGCGCCGCCGCCACCACCAGCACCTATTGAAAGAGTGTATGCTGTTCCTGGTGTTACAGATAAACTTGTTCCTGTTTGAAATCCTCCAGCACCGCCGCCACCGCCAATCCATCCACCGCCACCACCGCCGCCAGCGATGACAAGATAATCAATTGTTGTTATTCCTGTGGGTGGTATCCATGTACTTGAGTTTGCAAATACCTGTACGACAGAATATGATGTTGGTCCAGCAGGAGTAGAACCACCACCAGTGCCTACGCCTGGTGCAGTGAATCGTTTTAGACTAAATCTACCATTGGTAAATTTGCGAATTGGCATTAGTAGATTTCCGTACCAAACGCTGAGAATGAAATAGTAGACGTATTAGAGTTGACGGATAACTGTGATGATGCATTCAGTGTAATACCCAAACTCAACGCTATTGAATCGTTGCCTGGTATCGACACACGAAACGCTAGATGATTTGCGTTTGCTGTTGCTACACCAGATACGTTTGCGGCAATACTAAACGCAGCAGCATTAGCATCCAAATTAGCAATGTTGATTGACGAAATGACCGCAGAGTTACTTGCGGGTACTGTATATAAATTCGTCAGTACATTTGCTGCTGGATTTGTTTGTCCTAATATTGTATAATTTCTTGGCATTTTATTTTCCTATGATCCTAAACCTAATAAAAAGTAATCTTCAAACGCATTTGGTTCTGCCAACTTTGCATTTGTTACTGCATTATTTGCAATATTATTTGCACTAACTGAGTTCAATCCAAGTTCATTACCAGTAACGGCAAGGTCTGCAATATGATTTGAACTGATAGCAGCAGTACCAATGTTATTTCCTGATACGGCACGAACACCAATCAGATTACCTGTAATTTGTCCTGCAACAATGTTATTTCCTGATACGGCACTAGCACCAATCTTATTGCCAGTGACTAATCCATCTACTAATAAACTTGAATTAACTCTTTGTATCATTTACATACCGCCGAATAGAAGAATGTCATCAAAGATATCAGGTGGGGATACTATGTTGTTTCCACTTATTGCATTGTTTGCTATAAGATTACCTGTGATTGTTCCTGCAACAATATTGTTTGCACGAATGGCATTATCTGCAATCTTGTTTCCTGTGATTGCAGAGTTTGCTAGTCTGTTATTGCCTACTCTTATAGTCATGATTGATTATTTATCTGTTGTTTTATGTCCATGTTAGGATGACGATACCTGAACCACCTGATGAAGCAAATGTCTGAGAGGCACCACCACCTCCAGAACCTGTATTATTATTTGCTGATGTTGATCCACTTGGATTTCCACCTCTACCACCAATACTGGAACCACCAGTACCTCCGGTGCCCCCATAACCTGATCCACCACCACCGCCAGCATAGAATGTTGGTGTGCCAGATAATGGTGAAGATAAACCTGCGCCACCATTACCACCAGCATCATTTGTTCCATTAGCACCTGCACCACCTGCACCACCACCGCCACCAGAACCATAACTTGGAGCATTGGTTGCGGCAGCACCACCATTGTTACCTTGCCCTGGTGTTCCTAATCCCCCAGAAATGCTTAGTCCACCTTGACCACCAGCACCACCACCAGAACCACCACCTCGTCCTGTTGAATCTCCACTTGGACCTGGTGAACCACCTCCACCTCCACCACCTAATGCAGTAAATGATGAAAATACTGAACTCGTACCATTACCTCCAATGGAAGAAGAACCTGAAATTGCAAGTCCCTGAGAACCACCCGCACCTACTGTAATAGGATATGCTTGTGCGGGAGTTACTGGATGTCCTGTACCTGTTAAGTAACCGCCAGCACCGCCACCACCACCACCTGATGATCCGGGTTGTGATGATCCTCCTCCTCCTCCACCACCAACAACAAGATAGTTGACTGTTGGACTTTGTGCAGTGAATGTACCCGATGCAGTAAATGATGTTATTTTTGTTGCGGGTGTAGATGAATGTTTAATAATAACAATACCCGAACCACCAGAACCTCCTGCAAAACCAACGCCAAATGGTGCTTGATTACCTGCACCACCTCCACCACCACCAGTTCCAAAAGTAGCGTTTGCGC